AGTACTACCTACTTTTATGTAAGTGTCTTGTGGTATGTCTTGTTGACGAACCCATGCACGGATTGTTGATATGGAGACAGAGAAGTATTTCGCCACATCTTCGATTGGTACGTATTTTCTAGTCATTTTTTCCTCACTACTATTGAATATTCCGTATCTTGATTCAACCCTTTGGGCATCAGATCGGGGTTCTCTTCGAGGAACTGTTTTATATTAGTCTGATTAAGACGCTTGTCAAAGAACTCGGGCACTTTATTCTCCATGATAAACTCATACATAGATTCCCAATCACTTGTCCAAAACTTTGTCTTAGTCGTTCTAAAGAACGATCCCTCAGAAGTTCTTGCACTCTCAACGTTTTGCTCTGTGCAATAGTCGAGTAGTCCTTGTCGGAGCTTATCTTGTTGTGCAACAAGCTTAGCATCCTTTTCTCTAAACTCAGCAGACAAAACAGCACGTGCGTTTCTTATTTTTATAAACGCCCCAGTCAACTTATCTACCGACACCTTGTCGTCTTCAGCCATATTATTCTCCCTTATGATACTGATACATTATATATAGTGACTATATATTACTTAGTCAAGTATTTCTTTGTAAAGATCGGTAATTTTTGTGTGAATGTTTATTCTACTATCTAATAGTCTGTAAACGTGTTTTTCTGCGTCGGAACCTTGTAACTGGACCACAGTGCACTTGTGTTTTTGTCCAGACCTGTGTACACGTGCATTTGCTTGTGCATAAGTTTCTAACGAACTGACGGGGGACCACCACACTACAGTATTAGCCGCTGTTAACGTAACACCATGTGCCGCAGAGGCTGGCTGTATTACTAGAACTCGTGGGCTCGATGCTTCTTGAAACTGTCTAAAGATGTTTGTACGTGCTGATGCACTCACGTTTCCCTGGATAATTTCGGTGGGTATACCATCACTACGTAATTTGTCTGTTAATATACTTATGGCATGTCTAAACGGCACAAAGACAAGAACTTTTTGACTGGACTCATCAATGACTTCTTTTAATACCTTGTATCTATGCTTGATATCAAACTCAAGTGTCTCACCATCATCTGTGTATACTGCTCCTGCAGATATTTGTAGTAACTTGTTCATACCTACAGCCGCATTTACAGCTGTGATCTGCTCTCCCGTTATCTCTAATACCAATTTCTTCCGTAACTGATCGTAGTATTTCTTTTGTTGCCGAGTAAGTTCTACGGCTCGCTTCACATAAGTCATACTTGGTAAATCAAGGCACTCATCTTTGGTGAATCTAATTGCAGGTTGTAATACTCTATACACTGTGTTCGTTGCATTTGCTTTTGGTATCCACTTAAAGTTAGTTATCTTTGTCATAACCATATCTCTAAATGTACTGCCGTATCTTGGAACTGCCGTAGGGTTGACCATCTTTGCTAACCCGTATGCGTCTACTGGGCTTTGGGCCGCCGGCGTGCCTGTCATCATCCACAGCCACGTGTTGTCACGTAATAATTTGTTTAATGTTTTCCAACGTCGGGTCTGTGCATTTTTATAATGTGTAGCCTCATCTACAATTATTAAATCAAACCCACCATTCTTTATAGGCTCAGATACTATCTCTACGCCATCATAGTTAATAATCACATAGTCGGTGTTCTGTTCTATTATTGATTTTCTTTTCTTGGCTTCGCCATGTGCTACAGCAACAGTTCTGTGTGGGGCAAAGTCAAACAAATCGTTTCGCCAAGCACTGTCCATAATAGATAAAGGGCATATAACTAAAACACGATTCACTTTACCTTGTTGTATCAGGAAATCTGACGCCCATATTGCACTGGCAGTCTTGCCTGTGCCTTGTTCATTAAAACAAAAGGACTTCTTGTGTTGTGTGAAAAATAATGCTGTCTTACGTTGGTGCTTAAATGGCTTATGTTTACCCGAAAAGGTATACTTCTGTTGTAGTACTTCCAATGTATTCTCCTTGTTGCAACAGATAAAATCTGCGTTTTTCGTCGTTTTTCTAGGGTACAATCACACACGGGACTTTCGTTTCGTGGCTGTACGGGCTTTAAATCAAGCCTTTTTTTTCTTCTTTCCGTTTCTACTTCTGTTTTTTGACGGGCTTTCTAGAAAATAGCCGTCTTTGTTACTGCCACCTTTACTTAACATTTTCTTGTGGCTAACGTCTTTGCCCTTTCGCTTAACACCCTTTTTGTCTAAGGCACGTCTTGCTTTCTGCCTTTCCATACGGTTAGGGTGTTCGTTTCTTTCTTTTTGTTTCTTGTATTCTTTTTTATAAGGTCTAGGTGATTTAGTATAAGCCATTAGTTACTCCCGTTATGTATGCACTCGAGAACTACACAATGTCTTTTACACAACCCACTTGGGTGTGCGTTCCAAACATTATTACTATGTGCTACCTTCATGCGTTCATAGTTATCAAGCCATTTCTTCCATAATGCAGGGATCATATCGTCTGTATAAGTTTGCTTTATAAAATTATTAGATACAACGAACAATAACCCTGCATTAATAGTCTTTATTTTAGGGAAAAATTTAAAAGTAGCAAGTGCCATTAATTCTAATTGACCTTTATCTGCATATTTCGCCGACTTACTTGTTTTGTAATCTACGATCCATGCTTTCTCACCGTTGATAATCACCAGATCGACTATACCACGCCACCAAACGTGTTTAGACGTGAAGCTACACGGCTCCAGATCCTGTGTGAGTCCCATCTTCATCTCACAATGTTTCTCACCATCTCTAGCTTTTAGAGCCTCAAGAACTGGTTTCATAAAATTAAACTTCTTAGGTATCGGCTTGTCATCGTTGATGAAATCTTCAGCAACGGCATGAGCATCTGTACCATAACGCATAGCATCGGTATATTGTTCTTTATAATCTTTCGCTATTTTTAAATGATAGAACTGTTTGGGACACTGCTCAAAAGATTTTATTCTACTATATGACCAAGGCGATATGCTCACTCACAATCTCCATATGTTTTACCCGTGCCCGATTCACAGTTTATAGGCAGACCATCTGCCCACTCGGGTGTCCAACGCATACATTCCTCTATATATGTTTGTGCGTCTTCTACTTCCTCATCTTTTACGCATGCTGCTATTGAGTCATGTACTGTTAACACGACACGGTGCTTCTTGTTTATAAGTAACATCTGTTCTCCAATTATACAACGGGCTATAGCTTGACATACATTCTCTACCACTTTTCCACCATATATTCTAGTGCGACCTCGTCTAGTTTGATAACTAAACTCTTCACCCATTTCACCCGTTTCATAATCTAAATCTTCATATCGCATAAGTAAACCCGATGGCAATTTTATAGCATTTTCTTCGGGTACAGTTCGTAGCACTCGACCTCTACCAAGACTAAACGGCATATCATTACGATTTAACGAAACGAGAATCTGTTGTGCATCACGCCATAACTTGTTTATCTTCCAGTTAGCCTCCCGATAAATCTTTATAACCCTCCGTGCTTCTCCTATCTCCATGTCAAACCCAAATGTCTTTAACTGTGATTGAAACTTCAAGGCACCCATGCCATAACCTGCACCTAAGATGGTTGTCTTACCGACAAACCTCTCATCTTTTGTTATATCTTCTTCTGCTTTACCATAAATACGTGATGCCATCTTAACATAGACATCTTCACCGTTAGTAAATGCTTCAGTTAAATCATCTTGTTCAGCAAGCCAAGCCAATACTCTAGCCTCAATTTGTGCAGAGTCAGCATCTATAATCGTATATCCTTCGGGTGCAATAATACTTCGTTTAAGTTTCTTACCATTGACACCTCTGCTTGGTAAATTCTGTAGATTTATCTTATCATCTCCACCCCATCTGCCAGTGTGGGCTGCGTAATATTTGACTGGGACTGGCAGGAGACCACGTTTGGCTATGTCTATAAATCTTTGAGTTCGTGTTTCTTCTAACGTAGATTTAGTTCCCAACCTTGCAGTCACTAACGCTTGTACCCTTTCATCGGGATGAGTTTCTAACGCTTTAAATTCTTCATCAGACTTGGCAAATGCAAATGTTTCTTTACCAGTAGTAGGACTTATCTTTGTGGGTGGCTCTACACCAAGAGTTTTAAGAACCTCTGCAAACTTAGGGTTGCTCATCAAATCTTCTTTAGTCACGCCGGACGCTTCCAGCAGTTCATCCTTACTGTCACGTGTTTCTGTGAGGTGTAGTTCTAACATTCCCAGGTCCAAGTCTAAGACGGGTTCTACAAACATACGTAATGTGGTGTCTATAAGTTTTAACTCTTTCTTTGGGAACCCACGACTCATTATCTTTAACAGTTCGTAAGTCAAATCTACGTCGTTTATACAATAGTCTCCGTACCTTGCTAACTCTTCTTCGGTAAAGTCCGATCTATTCTTACCAAGTGCCTCGATTACTTCTGTACCTTTTTCTCCAACATTGTATCTCTGTGCCAATGCTCTAAGACTACCACTACTCTCAACACCGTGATATGCACGAGCCATACATAAAGTATCTCCATAAACTTTAGGGTGTATATCAAATATCCAGCTCAATATAGCACCATCAAACATTGTGTTATGTGCTACAACTAAAGAACTATCCCAAGGAAACGTGTTTAGGTATTGTTTAATCTCTTCATGTGTACCACTTGCCCACTCCGTCTCTTGATTGTTAAGTTTTACCCCAACACCAATGACTTCAAATCTTGGATCACGAACATACTCTTCGGTCGTCAGTTTACCTAGTGAATACTCTTTACTATAAAAAGTCTCAAAGTCTAATGTAATTAAATCCATTGATCTTCCTCTGCCATAACACATTCATATTCAATACCAACGTAAGCCATGTTATCGACATAGTGATCTTTCTTCTTCGGACTTGTCATACGTCTAGCCATCTTGGTAGACTCATGCACCAAAACAATCTCACGAGCAGATAAATCTCGACCCGTTATCGCATTAAATATATTGGCTATGTGTTGATGGTTTTTAACGGGATCGCCATAATCCTTGCGTCTGTCTCCATCAGTGAGGCTCACTGCTTCACGCAACAGATCGTTACGGTCTTTCTTGTTCATCTCTCGCTCTATAACTTCTCTCGGTGTAGCTATCTTACTTCTAATTTTATGTGCATATGATTTAGATACTTTAGTGGCTTTACTTATCTGTGTTGTTGTAGCCAAGGGGTTCTTTAATAAGTACTTCTGCACCTTAACTTCTTTATCTGTCATTCTTATTATCCTCAAAATCTAATGGTAACTCTAACTGTTCTTCTTCTACTTGTCTGTTGTTTATCGATAATTTACAAGTTTTGCAGACTGCTACTCCATCGGTAAAACATATGTATGTCTTACAACTAGGGCATAAATCATCTTTCCATCTTATAGCCATTTTATCCTCCTATAAATTTAATGCCCCCTTGTAGGAGGGGGTCTAGTAGTACGTACTTCTACGACGAGGTCAAAGTTATTTTTTAGAAAGGATTGGAGACAACCCCCCTCGTTGCAGTGGATAGGTGCCATGATACACATTAAGGAGTCTCTCACTGCTTAACCCCATTGTAGTAGTCATCAAAAATAGCCTTCACACTATCTATATTCTTTTCGTTGATTACTACTGCAATTCCTTTTTGTTTTCTAATATCTGTTAAGTTCTTATCTTGTAATGCCGTAGGCTTGTTGCTACCAGCCTTGCACTCGATACCAAAGAAGATACCTTTGTAGCATCCGACTATATCGGGCACGCCACTAAAACCATAGCCACCAGTCACGGGATAAAAGTAGTATGCTCCCATTTCTTTTAACTGTGCTACAACTTTCTTCTTAACTTTTGCCTCGGGTGTCATGACCATTTTTTATCCTCAAACTCAATGCTACCCAGTGTAGACCCACCACCTAAATTTGTCGTAGGCTTTCGTACCACTCTACCATATTCTATTTCTTTCAATGCTCTTGGATCATCTTCAAACCTTTCGTGCATACCAAGTTCTTGTGGTGTCTTCTTTAGGTTATCAGTTCTTAACTTTCTTTGCGTGTCTTTTATGCTTGCTCTTACTCTACTAAACTTATCCATTTTATCCCCCAAAAAAACTGGTTTCAACGGCAAGTAGCGAGGGGCATTACACCCCCCAAAAATGTTAGTCAGTGACTAACAAAAACTACTTGCCGTTAATTACAAATCGGTTGTCGGCAATCCTAGTACCTAT